TGAGCTTTATTTGGATCTTTTAAACCCATATAATCTAGGATAGCACCATCCACCATAAACCAAAGTGCATCCCAAGTGATAGTTTCTCTTAGTTTAACTGCAATTCTATCTATATCCTCTCCATCAAGATACTCACCAGATGCTACAGCATTTGAGTAATCCTCATATTGAGACAAGAGTTTTGCCCTCGTTTCTACCAACTTGTTGAGGTTGATAGTAATCTTTACACTGTCATCAATTTCCATAATTAAACCACCAAAGAGATAAATTCACCAAGAACTTTTTTGTTTAGTTTCTTGGTCTTAAGAGATTTCACAAATGCTTTTTTGATTTGTGCTTTTGTTGCATCTTCATCAACATCAAACTCAGAGTCTTCTGCGAGAGCATTAGATGACATACCAAAGTATGCATCATATCCTTTTAGGTGCTTCATACAGAAACTTTTATTTCTTCTCCACTCTTTATCAAGTTTATCATAATCTTCGTAACTTGCATAATGTCTCATGAAGTATCTTCCCTCACGAGGTGCTACGATACGAATGCCAATGAAGTTTGTTGTTGGAAATTTGTCCTTTAAGTTTTGAATTAAAGTTTGTGTAAATGAAGTATAACTATGACCAAAATCATATACCTTTCCTAACTTGCGATCACGAAGAAATGCATTACTACCAATTCCACGTTGCCCTAATCTTGGATCATCTTCCCATGAACGATGAACAACCTTATGATAAGGTATTGTATGTGACTCACCGTCTGTAAGAATAATACATTGAACCTTTTCTAAAGAGTTCTTCTTCTGGAACTGAGGTAGGATTTTATGCAAGCATAGGATACTCTCATTCAATGGTGTTGCTGATAAACACATCTTTTCAGGATAACGATAGCGAGTGTTGTAACTAAATGAACCAGCAATTCTCCATATATTAATCATCTGATGCTCTAATGTTGCTGCATTCACATCACTAGTAAAGATGTTCATTAGAGTGAAGTCATCACTAACAAAAAACTCATACTCTTTTGGATCATAGTATGGTTTATGAGGTGTGGGTATTCCTTCTTCTTTCTCATAGTCCCATCCAGAACGCTTCCACTCATTAGTAAAAGCATACACATCGAAAGGAATAGAAACTTTACGGCAGAACCAAATTAAATTATACAACTGCTTCAAAGTATCTTGAAGAACATGATTCATTGAACCAGACCAATCAAGTATAAAAATCAATCCATGATTTTTACCATCAGGTATTACACTTATCTTCTTGAATAAATCTTCATTGAACTTGTAAGTTTGAAGTTTAGTTGTATCAAGAACACCAGTTCTAGAAGTTGTCGCACGAGCATATGCACTTGCAGCTTTCTTACACTCAAATTCTTTTACCAAGTATGATACTTCTTTCTGAGCATCTTTCTTAAACTTAAGATAGTCTGAATCTTGCTTTGCAAAAATATCTTTACTATACATTGATTCAAGACCTACAGGAATTTGATTACCTTCTCCAAATCTTTCAGAAAATGCATCCTTCCATTTTTTCTGCTGATGAAACCACTCATAATCAATATACTCATGTATCTCTTGATTGGTAGCAATGATATTTTCTATGTTCAAGTCTGTTACTGTTACATAAGCATTCTCTACTGCATTCTCATTTACTAAGTCCTTGATTTTTTGAGAGGAGAATGCTTCTGTCTTTACTTCTAACTCATCTTCCTTTGAATCATCTTCTACTTGATTATTAGAAGAAGAATCATTAAGTGGAGTATTACCTTCAGGTGCAGAATTATCTTCTTCATCATCAACACCATCATCAGTATCAGCATCCAAATCCTCAAGAGGAGAGTTCATATCAAAATGCTGATTGTCCTCTGATGCTTCTGTAGGAGTTACCTCTGATTCTACCTTATGCTTCTCTATACAATACTCATATAGAATACGTGCTGCCTCTTTTACTTCTTCAAACGTTTCTGTCTTACCAATTAACGATACAATCTCCTTCTCACGAGTTGTAAAAGATACATCATGGAACGCACCAATCTTGTAATATAGATTAACCCTATCAGCAAGATTAAGAGAATCAACATCTTCATCTTCTATACCAAAAAAATCTGCTTGACTAAGTTCATTGTATGCTCTGTAGAAAGTTTTGGCAAGTCCAAGATACTTGCGTTTGATTAACTTCTCAATTCTTACATCCTCAACCACATTCATAAATTGTTGAGGAACATCCACATCCTTTGTCCAATCCTCATCAGGTGTGAATAATGCATGTCCGACCTCGTGACCAACAAGCATATCATATACCGTATCGCTTGCCTTCTCCCATAAAGGTAGAGTTAGTGTTCTATTGTGAACGTCAAATTGTGCTGTCTCAACCTGCTTATGCTCAACCACAATGTCCTCTGTGGCTAGAAGTTTAGCAAGTTGTGATTTGATTTCCTGCTTGACTGCCATGAACTTTGTTTCGTATGTACCTATAATAATACGAAACCCCTCGTTTCCGAGAGGTCATGTGACACTTCTTGAAGTGTTTTACTTTTTCTCTTGCAGACCTTAGTGCCTGTGGTTTAAGTTTTCGCTTCGGTGGTTTGCCCGAATTGTGCTGCCAGTTTTTTACGTTCATTTAATTTGACCGCATCCAAGATATTTATTGTAGGACACCATCCCAATTCCATGAGGTTTCTTGTGTCAGCACATAAACTGTCTGGTTCACCAGGTGTAATCTTTTTAATAGGTAAGTGCCTCATACCCATTGCTTTTGCCAAATCCAATACAGAAGTTTCTTCACCAGTACCAACATCAATAGCACCAGTATATGTACTTGTAATCAAAATATCAATTGCTCTTGCCACATCACTTACATGCACCCAGTCTCTCTTGTGTAAAGTCAAATACTTTGCAGTATTCTCTTCTAGCATTCTATAAAGCATATCCTTTCTACTACCATGCTCTGCCCATACATTAAAGAAACGCATTCCTACGCTGTTAGGAGGTGCTTGAACTTCATTTACCTTTTTAGTAATAGCATATGGGTTCATCCACCACCCATAAACTCCAGCAGAACTAGCATAAAGTAATCTAACATTCTTCTCTCTACAATAGTTAAATATAGGTTTAGATTTCTCTACGTTATTATCCCAGAACTTCTGTGGGTTCTCTATGCTATCTCGAAGAGCAGCAAATGCTGCTAAATGAATTACTACATCATAGTCTTCTTCTGGTGCTACAAAGTCTCCTATATCATCAGGAAAGTCCATTCCATGAATAGAGTCACCAAATTCTAAAACATACTTTAGATGATTATAAACATAGTTTCCTATAAAACCTTTGTGTCCTGTAACTAATGCTTTCATGATGTTGGCCTACTAAATCCTTTAACTTTTTCAAATTTGATGAGATTTTCAAACTTGTCCTCCATTCCTGTTTTATGAGAAATGATAAACACGTTTGCATCCTTGATGACGAAACGAACAATCTTAGTGAAGTATTCTGTTCCCATCTCATCTAATGAACTGTCAAATATTTCATCCAAGATTAATAGATTAGTATTAACAGAGTTCTTCATTCTAGCAACTTCTCTCCAAGTAAACAAGAGTGCTAGATCGATACGCATCTTTTCTCCTTCACTAAATGATGCGTATGAAAAATCCTCATGGATAGGAGACTGAACAGTTTCATTAAACTCTTCATCAAGAGTAAAATTGAGATAAAAATCCATTATCTGAAGATAACGATTTATCTGCTGATTGATTAGTGGCAGATACTTCTTGATAATTTTGGATTTAACTCCACCATCCTTAAGTAAACCATAAGTGAAATCATAGTAACTTGAGGTGTCCTTCTTAGAGGCTAAGTCGTCGTATGTAGTTTTTAAATTATTCTTAAACTCATTTAATTTCTCATGTTCAGAATTTCTATTTGCAAGTTGATTGGTAAGTTCTTGAATTTCTGATTCCAAATCTCTGATTTGTCGTTGACATCCAGAAATCTTTGTATTGTTTTGAGAAATGCCATGCGTGAGTGTTGTAATCTCCTTTGATAGTTTGGTGAATTGATGCTCTCGCTCTTCTTCCTCTTTAATCGCATTCTCTAGTTGTGTATAACCAGACTGCAACTCCTTTGCTTTATTTTGAGCATCGCTAATCCTATTTATTCTAAAGTCTTCATTTATATCTTGATCGCATGTAGGACAAACCGTATGCTCAGTAAAAAACTTATGTTCTTTTGTAATCGTTGTTACTTTATTAGATATTTTTCCCTTAAGGTTTCCCAACTCACGTAACTTTTCTGTAGCACCTGTTACCTTTTCTTGTTCCTTTGTCAAATCATAAACATTATTTTCTAATGTTTCATTCTCAGAAAGATAGTTATCAGATTCTGAAAAAAGATAAGTAATTTTTTTCTTATTGTCCACTATTCTATTTTTTCCCTGCATTTCCAACTCTTCTATAAAGTTCTTTTGCATCTTTACTTTTTCAGTAAGAGACTCTTTCTTAAGAGTAAGAACATTAGTTTGTTCTTTTAATGTGCGTAGTTTTTCTTTTATAATAGTTCCCATTGATGAGAATATTTTTATATCCAACAAATCTTCTATAACCTCTCTGCGGTTAGGTGCAGATAGTTGCATGAAAGGAACAAAACTACTACTACCAAGTATTACGATTTGAGTAAATGATTTGTAGTTCATCTTCAAAACATTTTGCTCAAACCATTTTTGCTGGTCATTAGCAGATGAGAATTGATCTAAGCATTTGCCATCACGATGAATTTCAAATATATTTGGTTTTATACCTCTCACCACCTTCCATTGTGTTGATGAAATATTGAACTCAACTTCTACTCTAGCATCCTTTTCATTAACAGAATTTATTAACTGTGACTTATTAATTTTACGAAATGGTTTTCCAAACAAACTGAAGGTCAAAGCATCTAATACAGTGCTCTTTCCCGAACCATTATTTCCTACAATCAATGTAGATGAGTATTTACTAAAATCAATTTGACTATATTGATTTCCAGTAGATAAAAAGTTCTTCCAACGTATAGTTTCAAATAAAATCATTTTGATTGTCAATAGGTGGTGGAATTACAACATCAGACTCCGTGATGACTGTGTAGTTGTATCCATGCATTTTACAAGTTTTAATCATTATATCATCATCAACTTCGAGAATGTGCATTTCTGGATGATCCTCTTCTTCTAGCATCATCGCAAATCGAATAGCATCATCCTCCTCTTCAAACAAATAGAGGACTTGATCCCCTTCTTCATCAATGACAGAATAAGCACCTTCTTTCTCCCTACCTTTAATAGTAAGAATAAACATTAGATTAGCTCACATGCCTCTTGATAAACTTCTTGAATCATTTTTTGTACTATAGACTTATCCAATTCAACTTCTGCATCTTCAACATATCTATTAAGAATAGAAAGAGTATCCTCTGATTCAAATACTTCAAATTTATCTGCTTCATGATAACCAAAGTTTTCTACTATTTTTAATTCTGCTACATTAACTGAATATAATTTATCGATAAACTTTTCAAACTTTTTAGTATCTGATTTATTACGAACCACAACCTTTACAATTTTATTTTCTAACTCTCTAGCATCAAATAATTGATAGTCAGTATCATTATAGTAAATTATATGATGTATTCTGTATGGATTATTAACTGGAGTATGTTCCAATGTCTCAGTATCAAATAAATGAAATCCTCTATTAGGATCATTTGCATCATTCCAGAACATCTCATAAGGATTACCAAGATAGTAAATATTTTCTATATTTGAACGGCAGTGGTAATGTCCAGAGAATGTCTTTTTAAATTTCTTAAATATACCCAAATCCATTCCATGTTCCATCATATGGCCTGGAGTTGCTTTAAATCCATTCAACTCAAGATGCCCCATACACACAGGAGATCTTGACTTATTAATCATTGCTACACTCATCTCTTCATTCTCCTTGTTAATCCAAGGTACAAGAGTGATATTACAATCACCTACCATTATAGATGTTACTTCTGAATAAACTTTAATATTATCATACTCTCTCAGCAATAAATCAATTGCATTGATATCATTCGTATTCTTATAATATGCTGTATGATTTCCAACAATACTATGAACACTAATACCCATCTTATGTAAACGGTCAAAGTAATTATCCTTTGCCCATTTTAAGGCAGAAAAATCAATCCCCTTTCTACTATCAAAGGTATCACCCATATCAATAATTGTGGTAATACCTTCTTTCTCAAGAGTAGGAAAGAAAACATTTTCATAGAACTTCAGAAAATAATCATGAAAAAGTTTTGAATTTTTTCTTGCTCCGAAGTGCTGGTCTGTTATGATCGCTACTTTCATCAATTACGAAGTTTAGAATGTACAGCGTCTTTAATTGAATTATACTCAGAATGAGTCGTTCCGTCAATCTGATTACTATCATCAAAAACTTCTGAATAACCTGACTTCTCTAAAATCTTATTCTTAATTTCTAGTTGCCTTTTCTCTCTTGATATTCTTCTCAAGAAAGCATAGTGAATAATTTGAGTAAAGTAAGCAAACGGGTTCTTAGATTTTGCTGGATCAAAGTTGTGAATGTACTGAACACAATTCTCAATACCATCAGATATCATATCCTCCTTAAACATATAGTTTACGAAGTTTGGTTTAAACGATAGATGATTGGCAATCTTTAAAAAACACTCACCAATATAACGAGGTATGACAGGTTTAGTTTTATCTTGCAATCTTGCAATCTCAACATCCTCTCTATACCTAATTAAAGCAGCAAGGAACTCTTTATTATTGACGTAATGTTCAGACCTTTTTCTTCGGGCCATAGTGCGTCCCTTTAACATAAGTCATTATCACTATTATGTAGATAGTATAACATTTATAATGCTACTTGACAAGTTTTCATTTCCAAGTAGAATAACTCTGTGGAGTTGCAAGAGAAATAATATCTTTAAGTATTACTAGAAGGTTTCTTGAATATCTTTTCTAATAAAAGTTTAGTATCATGTATGTTTCCTAGATATCCCATTTTTCTATTCATCTTTGATTCACTATTTTTATCTCTAACATCATCTCTTAAAAAATTTTGATACATATCAATCATCTGAATATCCTGTGATTCAGACATCGTGAGAACATTATCCAAATTAACTATAAACATATCATCTCTAGTTGTCTTTAACCAAGGTTCAACTTTATATCCTACAATACCATTCTTTCCTTTTAGTTCTGATATCTTGATGGGACTATGAAGAATTAGCATAGTTCTATTTTCCTCCTCAGAGGCAGCTACTTTGGCAAATATTTCTTCACCAGAGTTAAATTTTATTGTTGCGTAAAAGTCTTCTTCAATTCCCATTTTGTTTTAATTGTATAGTGATTATTTCATAATTAAAGTTTTCTTCGTTGTAAATTTTAATTCTTTCAATAAAATGATTTAAGGTATAATTTCTCTTAGTTTTAAGAGAACAATCATCTGCTATGTCATAAAGTATTGCCTTTACCTTGTTTGCTCCTTTTCTAAGAACTCGTCCAATACTTTGAAGATTTCTGATTCGGGACTTACTTGGAGAGGCAAAGATAACATTATGGAGATTTTTAATATTGATACCTGTAGAAAAAGTTCCATAAGATGCAACGATAATAGCGTTGTTTTCTTGTTCGGTAATTTCTCGTACTATTTCTCTTTGTTCAGCATTTACTCCACCGTGTACGAAAAATACCTTTCGATTATCTTTCGTATTATTATTTATCATTTCGTAAAGAACTTGACCATGTGCTTCTACTCTAGAGAATAAGACAAGACTATTACCTTTCAAATCCAATGCTAGATTTTTTATAAAGGCATTTCTCTGTTCGTGTGATATTAGATATTCTATTTCATCTTGATAGGTATCAAACTTAACTGGTGGATGTTTAAGAACTAAGCACTGTATATCTAATTGTGATAAATGCCCTTGCTTCATTAACTCATCAGTCTTTGTCACTTTGTATGATGGTCCAAACAATCCCTCTAACACCCACTTATGCGTCTGTGTGCCATCTAATGTACCAGTGAAACCAAATCTATACTTAGCATGATGTAACTTAGTCATTATAGATATAAGTGACTTGCTCTTGAATAAATGAGCTTCATCGCCTATAATAACATTATACTTTTCAAAGAAAGATCTTTCTAATTTATAAACAGATTGCCAAGTGGTGATTGTTACTGGAAACTCATTTGTTTTTTCTTTCCCTGCATATATTTTGTGACAGTATGAATCAGCATCCCAACCATAATCAAAAAAGTCCTTATACATCTGTTCTACGAGAGATGTCGTTGGAACAACTAAGAGTATTTTTTGCCCTTTCTCAACATAGTATCTTACGAGAGAATAGATCATCAACGATTTGCCTGAAGCAGTGGGTGATATCAATAGCTTTCTATTATGTCTTAAGGCATCGTA